TGCCGTATGTGTCATACTGAATGTTAAAGTCATTTACCGTAACTGCATTAAGCATAAGTAAATCAGAAGGCATTTGATAAGCAGCATCAAATCTACCAGTAGGAGCATCGCTTAATCTAGCAAGAGTCGCCTGATCTGTTGAAAAACGCCACCTACAATTAGTCAAAGCGGCTCTAGCTATGTCCTCATACATAGCCCCCGCTACTGTCGCTTCGGAAGTTCCGTCAGTAAAAGACGAAATCGGACTGCCCCCAATAAGCAAAGACGCTCTTGAGCAAATCTTTATTGAGGTGTTAGCTGTATCAACCATTCAGTGAGTGAGGGGCCGAAGCCCCTCATTCCTTTTAATCGCCGTCTGTCTCAGCAACGGCTGTGCCATCAGACACATCCACTACAGAGCCAGTATTCGACAAAACAGTTACAAAGTTTGTAGTAGGCGCGTTTGTATCCTGCACAATAATCAAGTCACGGACGTTAAGCATATTTGCCGCGTCATTAAAGTAACCTTCTGTATTGATGGTAGCAATCGCGTCTGCTGTTCGATACATCCAGAGTGCAGCACCGCTGCCACCCCCGACTCGAATCAACCCTGCTGCGCTATAAGCCATTATGAGTCTCCTTAGTTATTGTCGAGAACTTCATAGATGCCTTCGGACTGAATAACGACAGCCCCCATAGACATCATAGAAGTTGCGAGGTGGGAGACTTTTTCAGCCACATAATTGATCTCGGTAGTAACGTCAGCGTTAATACCAAGGCCAAGTGCGGAAGTGTGGTAAGCAAAGTTTTTGCCACCAGTAACCGCAGAGGTTGAGAAAATCTTAAAGCCCAAAAATTCCTTCATGGTCATTCCACCAGCAAAAGGAAGATTCTGAGAGCCGACATAATCCGAAGATGCAAATTCTTCGATCAAGAACAGATCAGCAAACCCTTTTGGGTTCATCGCAATAAAGCGGTCACCGTCCTCTGGAATGTCAGCAATGCCCATTGTTTCAAACAATGTAAGCATATCAGCCTTAACTAGCGCACCAGAAGTATCATTAATCTGGGTTGAACTTGCACCAGCATCCATTGCCGCAATCAGAATTTCATCTGTCTTACGACCAAGAGCGGCAGCAGCAGATTTTGCAATCGCTTGACGCTCGTTGATGTTGGTTTTGAGTTCGTCCAGTTTATCAATGTATTCTGCCGCATAGTAATCAGCCATTGTGACTTCTACGTTAGTATGCGCCAGTTCCATTGGTGTTACTGAGCCATTACGCGATTTAGTAGAGGCAGAGCCAGTGCCAATTTTTTGGAATCGAGCAACCGAAGCTGAGACACTTGAAGTACGCACAGTATTACGGAGTTTAGAACCCATACGCTGATACGCCAAATGAACCTCAGATTCAAACTGCTTGATAAAGGCTTGGTCGATTGTATTCGCCATTTCAAGAGTCCTTAATTGAGTTTACAGTAACGGGTGTCCGTCTGTTTACTTCAACGTAGGTATCCAAATGGGCTACTCAGTGCATGACAGGCCGTGATATGCGACTGCTAATATCATTATCTACTGACTTGCAACGCACAAAATGTAAGATGTGGTTTTCTTCACTTAAAAATATTGGTTCAAATTGTAAATATGCCAGCCATTGAACAATCATATCGCTTTCCGTCCACACATCACAGCTTATTTGATCGTGATATAAGTGGTAAAAACCTATTAAATCAGGGGATGCTCTAGCAAACCTAATCCAATTAAGCCGCATATACTTAGAAAACAAAGCCCACATTTGAGAATTTTTGTTAATGCCAGTAATTGCTAATGGATCATTGCCCTTAACTACAGCAAATGTCATGTCATCATTTAAACATTGGAGCAAAGATTCTAGTGGGTCTGACTCATATAACTCTGCAAACTCGCGTTTATTCTCGTCACTTAAATTATCTATAAAAGGAAAAATGTGACACGGCTTTAACCTAACCAAGTCTAAGCCGTGTGACCTTAGGATTACATCACCCATATAATGATTTAAATCCATCATCTACCTGTTTAATAAAGTGACGATCTTGCTTTGCAGGATTATAATAACGCTCGTCACGCATCATTTCATTTAAATCTTGGGCTGTTAAGCCTGATGTTGGCTGTGCATCACCAGCAAATGAGCCATCTTTGACTGCTTCCATGATATGCTCAAGGGCAAGAATACCCTCATGTGACTCACACATACGCTCAATTGCTGGCAAAGCCTCTTGAGGAAAGAACTTATTAGCAAACATATTGGCTGAATCAATGCGGGTATTTGCGTTTTCGCCAAGTTTAGCCGCCTCTGCCTCTAAGTCAGGCGCAGAACCGCCGACAGCTTGGGCATACATTTCAATGCCCTTTTCAAATTCTTGCTGGCTAAAGCCGTTTTCAAAAGAATGTTCCGACCACCAAGAAAGTAATTCATTATCTACAGCCTGTTCGCCATCAACGCTATCAGGCAGTTTATAGTCACCTTTGTTTTCCGGCCTGTCCTTAAAGGCTTCCTCTTTTATTTCATCCATTAGCTTAGACCGCAAATCATCTTCTTTGCCGCCTAGCTTGGACTCAAGTTCCTTGTAAGCCTTGGCTAAATCATCTGGGGTTTTGTATTTACCAAGTAAAAGTTCCTCAGATTTTAATTCTTCGTCACTTTTGAAAATAGGATCGCCAGTTGATTCAGTATTAATGCCGTTATCTACTGGCTCTGCTGCCTCTGTAGTTTCTGGGGTTTCTGAAACAAGACTTTCGCTCATTGTTTGCTCCTATGTGCGTGGGCTATTCTTTGGTCAATAAGGGCCACAATAAATCTTTGCCCTTCAAGGTGACGCAATGATTCCGTAGAAACATCTGGCCCATGAACCAGTTGAATAGTTATTGATTTTAAATATTGCAAAACTGCCTGACCCGTAGGCGTAGAAAACACTTCCGCTACATTCTGGCTGATTATTGTGTCATTGGCCTTAGACCGTTGAACGCCATCTATTCCTAAATTAACCTGTTGCTTCGGGGCCACCCATTTGCTCCTGCGGTTGTTGAGCCATCTGTTGCTGTTGCGCCATTTGCTGCGCCATTGCAGTCATGGCTTTACGCTCTTTTTCATCACGAATCAAGGACTCAGGAACACCAAACTTTTTAGCAAGGTGAACCGCTGTTTCCTCACTATCAATTAATATCTGCATCATTTCAGGCCCAAACGTGCTGCCGATTAACTCTAAGAACCGAGCAACGGTTGTTATATCCTGATTTGCTTGTGCCTGTGCAAGCGGAGAAACAGAGCGAATCTTAATTTCGCGTCCGTTTACTTGCGGCACTTCAATGCGACCTTGCTTTTTAAGTATATAAATTACACGCTGCAACACTGGCTGTACCAATTCAGCTTGTAATCTACCAAATGCAGAACCAATACGACGAGATAAATCAGCCATACGCTCCGCAACTTCAGTAGCAGACGCAGGAGTTTTATCAGGATTGCCAAGCATATCATTATACAAAGCGCGTTTAATGTTGAGGCGCATGTCAGAAAGAACAAGTTGAGCAACATCAAAGTTGCCAGCAGCTTGGAGCGGCTGCAACCCAGAACTGCCCATAGCTTTCGGTATGATAGACCCCGGGACTAAATTTATTGTATCAGGGTTAATCACCCCATCGTCATCAACCTGATAAATACCAGCAATAGACATTTGAGCGTTTTCAAGAATTAACTCAATAGTCAAATTAGTAGTTTTAATTGCAGATAATGCGTTGAGTAAAGGGCCGCGCCCATAAACTTCGCCAGCGCACTTAGACCAGCGGAAACAAACAAACGGATTTGAACCCAATCCCTTCATCTGCTTTTCGTGTAGAATGGTTTTAGTAACTAAGCATAGAGCATAATGGTAATATGCTTCCTCATTCTTCTGAGAATAATCTCTGCAAAGTATCTCAAGGATATTAGTGTCCCTGTCAGCACCCATCATCTTCTCAACCTTGGGGTCAAGTTTTGCATTGGGGTACATAATAGGCAAAGAATCAAACGGGATGTTCTTTCTTTCCCTAAATACGTGGTCAATCTTATCGTCAGGGCCAGTATCTAAAACAACATGCGGCAAAGGTATTGAGGTAAAGTTAATTGGATTAATTGAATCCCCTTCCTCAACGCATAAAATTCCAGTGCCAACAGCCAAGTCCATAAATGATTCATGCACTTCTTGGCTAAAGTTAGAGTTTTGCAGTATCTCAAATACATAATCAGTTACGGAATCTAACTCATTATCTATTTCGTCCCGATCTTCTTTAGGAACCTCACTGCCAGCCATAAGATCAGCCCATCTAGCAAAGTTCGGAACCAAACCAGACTGCAATCTACTCGCAAATTCTTGAACACCAACAACAGCCGTTTCATCAAAAATACGATCATCCCTGCGCTGACCCGCTTCCTCATAGTAAAACGACTCACGCATTGGCAAAGCGTACTCATAACATTCCTCAAACAAAGGAACCCAGTTATCACGAAAAGATTTTGCCTTTTCGTAACGCTTGACCTTACCTTTAACTAAGGCGTTGTTGTTATATTCCATTAGCCAAACCTACTTAAATATCCCTGACCGCCGCCAGTAGAACTATACAAAGAACGGCGACCTACGCCCTTACCGCCTCGACCTTTCTCAGTCTTACGATCTAAAGCTACAGAAATTTCCTCGCGTTTAGTGTTGGCCCGTTCCTCAACCTCTCTACGCTTTGCCTCTTCTGCATTAACTCTAGCTTGCGCTGCGGCTTGATTGGCGCTTTCGCTCTCTTGAGGGGGAGCAACAACGACTTTAGGCTTGGGAAAACACATAATAATCTCCTTTGTTGCGACTCAGAACCACAACTTACATAAATAAACAATGCACAAATTAACTAAAGCCTTGCCCAAAGGCTCTGTTTCTTTCTAGCACTCTTGTTAGATTTGCTAAAAACATCAAAACTTCTACTTGCAATAGATGGGCGCATAGGCTTTTGACTGTTCATTAATGCGCGACCTTCGCCAGCACCTAAGAAAAGGTACTGTGCTGCGTCATGCACATGGCTAAACATATTCTTATCGGGCTTATCGGCGTACCTCTCACCCGAAACTTCCATACGTTTGTAGGAGTATCCGCCCTCAAATCCTTTGATAAGAGTGGCGCACCGCCGATCTACAAGTAACGCAGGTTTGCCCTCCACCATTTTTGTCAGTTGGGAGGAAACCGACTCAAGGCGAAGGTCAACAGAATTAGAAGGCGCGGGAAAAGCGCGAAGCCCCGCACCACGAAGAATATGGAATGGCGTTGATTCATCTGTCTGCGCCCTAAAGTCACCAGCAGGATCACCATAGATAATAACCTCACCAGCAGCAGCGAAGCGGGTTGATAGCTCATTTCTTAGCACTTCTGCAAATCGCACAATGCCCATATCAATGGCAACTATTTCAGACTGAACCAGCCACCGCCCTCTAACTTTTTGAGCAAATACAGCAGCAGGAGTAAGACCAAAATCAATACCCACATAAACGGGCGTAGCGGCAGCAATGGGTATTTCCTCTTTGGCAACGTGAACATCAGCAGCAAACATAGGATACACAGGTTTACCGTCCTGTATATGGCCCAATTGATTCATTACATATACATCAATCCAGCTTTTAGTCTTACCCTGCACTAGATTAGGGTAATAGCTTTGCAGCATGTTATTAACATTCTCAGCTTTTGGATTAGGAATATAACCTTCTATTTCCCCTTCTTCGTTTTTCTCCGCAACCATGCCAGCGGGTTGCGTATAGAACGACCAGTTAGAAGGCTTAACAAGCATCTTAGCTTGCTCACGTGGTATATGGTCAGGGATTGGAACCTCACCAGCCATAATAGGCCACCAGTGATCTTCTTCGGGAGCATTAGTGTCGGCAATGACGCCATTCCACGTAGGGCCACCATCACGCATAGAAGGAAACCGACCCACGCGCATTGTGCAAGCGTCGATAATTGACTTAGGAATTTCTCTAGCCTCATTAATCCATATACCTGATAACTCTAAAGAGAGAAGTTTCTTAACATCTTCGGGTCTATCTAAAGCTAAGAAGATAACCTCTAGGTCAATGTCACCCCGTTTGATTCTGTGGGTGTAAGGAACCGACCAATTAAACTTACCCCACTCACCTTCTGGAAACCAATCAAGCCAAGTTTTAATTGTGGTTGTTCTTAACTGTGGATTGGTATTACGAATAATGGCCCATCTGCTTTTGCGTATTCCATCAGGGGCTTTTTCCTGCTGCAAAGCACGACGAAAAACCTCAACGCAACAACACACAGATTTGCCAGAACCAACAGGGCCACGTATGCCGCGAAAGAAAGTATCATCCTTCATAAAAGATTTAATAATCTCTCCATCAGGCTTGTACTTAAAATCAACCATTACTTGCTCATTATTTTTTGATCAATGCCAACCTTAATCATCTTGGCTGCAACCTCTGGGCCTATAGCCTCAATCATCTTGTCAGTCTCGTAGTTGGTTACAAAGTCATTAGGGTAATGCTTCATATGCGTTAGCTTAACAACTCGCCTAAGCGTGTCTCGCTCTTGCTGAGAAAGGGTATTAATAAAGTTCATTCCGACTTACTCCTATGCAAATCGTTTATCATCTGATCCATCATACGCCTTTGAATTATTGTATATGGGTAATCAGGCCACTGATTGGCTATATAGCCGCGAATAAAAGCGTCCGTTCTGCTCACATCCATGAATTTATCAAAGGGTCTTGTATCGCCAGATTGCTCATATGCCCTTTTGTGGCTCTCAATTTGCGCTGGTGTAAACGTGAGAACCAAATCTTGTTTAGCCTTTTTATACGCAGGAGATAATGAGGGTGCGGCGTGTAGCATTTCCCCAAATATTGCGTCCTGTAATTTCTTGC